ACGAGGCTACGTCAAGAGAGTATCAAGGCCGCTGGTACACGTCATGTTCATGCTTCTATTGCTCGAATGTAGGAGGTCAGCAACAACCAGTCAACAATGACCCGTCACATGCAGTACAAACGGCACAGCAAGCACCTGCACCACAAGACGACTCATCGCTACCCTTTTGATGTTGAAAGACTGATTAAGATTTTTGATTTAGTACAAGTATAACGTTTCACGAACAAAAGATTTTCACTATGACAAAGAAATTTGAAGAAGAATGGAATGAAATGTCCATCGAGGAGAAGAACGTAATCGTTTCTGCTTACCTGAAGACGCTTTCCAAGTGGGATTTCAAGCGCATCCTGTGTGATGTCATTGGCGTAGAGCACTACATGGACGACGAGGGACTGAGGAAGGCAACAGAGGCAATCATTAACGTGCGATAACGCACATTTATTAACAACTTAAATTTTCAGATTATGAGCAAGAAGACATTTGCATTAGTGAGTGGTATTGTCGGTGGCTTGCAGACCATCGGAGTAGCAATCGTAACGTATTCTCAGCCCGCGTATGCGACGGCCATCAACTCGGCTATCGTCATCGCTGGTGCTGCTGTCATTGAGATTTGCAATCTGTTTGTAAAGGCAGAGTAATGGCCAAACGCAACGAAACTCTTCAAGCCCTGTGCCGTGACTACTTAGGTAAGTTGCGGTACATGGGCAAGAAGCACGGAATAGACGTTGACGGTCTTATAAGGCTCAATCGCCAGAAGAAGTGCGAGGCGACACAACACGAGGTCGAACTGTTGGGTAGGGCTGTTGACGACGAAAGGCTCTCTCGCACAGACGTGGCAAATGTTCTCGACAAATCTTACAGGCAAGCAAACGAGGATGGCGACTTTGACCGCATCAAGAAACTTAAACACCAAGGAATCTACAGCAAGGTAAGCGCGTTGTTGTACAAAAGCCGTAAAAAACCTTAAAATATTTGGCAGAACGAAATATTAGCCGTATATTTGCACAAGAAAATTCATTCGATGCGTTGACGGTCATTAAAGACGCAAAGGATTAGACATAATGTAATTACAATTTTTGCCAAAATGGGCGATTGGAAAGTTGAATGACCGCAACAAGTACAATCGCTCATTAGGCTTTTAAAACGGTCAAGATGGATTTTAATAGAGAATCATATATCTTTCACATAGATTGGTACAATGCCATATCGCAACTTGATAAAGAGTTGCGTTTGGAATTGTATGATGCAATTATGCGAAAGGCTTTCTATAACGAACCGCCATTATTATCACCAATGGGCAACCTTGCTATGTCGTTTATCGAACCACAAATAGAAAGGGATTTTGACAGGTGGCTTGATATACGTGAAAAACGTAGTAATGCTGGTAAATCACACAAGGGAAACCAATACAAGAAGGTGGAACAAATGGAACACAAGCAAACAAATGGGACAAGTGTCCCAATATTGGAACAAACGGAACAAGGTGGAACAAATGGAACTGTTAGTGTAAGTGTAAGTGATAGTGTAAGTGTAGAGAACGATATTGTTCTCTTAGAAGAAAAAAAAGATACTGACGTATCTGTAAAAAAAGAAAACAAGAGATTCGTAAAGCCTACGATAGAAGAGATAAGGGCTTATATATTTGAAAAAGGCTACACGTTTGATGCGGAGGCGTTCTTTGCTTTCTATGAGAGCAATGGATGGAAGGTCGGGCGCAATCCAATGAAGAATTGGAAAATGGCTTGCACAACTTGGGCTAAAAATCGAAATAATAATAACAGTTATGGAAGAGTTAAGACAAATACTGAAAAATTCTATGAGTCAATCGCAGAAGCAAACGAGTTTAGCCAGAAACTCAGAGAGCGCATTGGAGAACCGACCGTCATTCGTGACGGAGATACTGACGAGGCATGGTAGTTTTACACAATTGGGCAACAAGTTCTCGTATGCGAACAAGAATACGTTTGTCGCAAATCCAATAGATTGCTTTCGTCGAGACAGCCCATCGCTTGTGCGCTTGGATATAACCTACGGAAGAGGTTCTGCTGCATCGTGGCTATATGATTTGTTACAGGGAATGTTTTTGTTTCTTGGCGTAAACTCGGAAAAGTTCGGAAGAGAGCAGATATACAACCTTGCTTGCAATATCTATGCCAACTATAAGACGTTGAAGGTGGTTGAGTTCCTGTTGTTTGTTACAAAGTTTGAGTCTGGAAAGTACGGAAAGTTCTACGGAGATACTTCCTATGCACTCACGGTAGGCGACGCACTCAATCAGTTTATGATAGAACGTGAGCATTACTATGCCGACATCGAACGTCAGCGTGCGGAAAAGAAAATAGAGGAATCCAAGAAAGGTACTGTTACGTTTGAGGAGTACAAGCGGATGAAAGAGGCCAAAGGAGAGAGTATTTCCGAATCTCTTAATGAAATGTTTGGGGAATCAAAATAAAACCATTATATTTGCACAATTATTCACTTAAAATTTATCATTATGAAAGCAAAAGAGAAAGTACAGGCGTTAATTAACATTTGCAACGAATGCAATCCAGAGCACGAGGCTATGTTCGCTATTTATGCAACGAAGAAAAAGGGCGACTACTTTGCGGTAGGAGACATGAACGCGATTGAAAGCGGAGTCTACAACATCTTGAAGAAAGGAATTGCAGGAGAAGAGGAAGACCCGAATACGGCTGTTGCGTGGGCAATACTTGGTGCATTGCGCAGTCTACAGGACGAAGGCATTGACATCAACGACCTGCTTACGGCGTTTGACGAAGACGACGAGCAAGACGACTGCCTTGACTGCAAATTGTTCAGCAAGTGCCACAACGAGCGTGCGGAGGCTTGGCGTACAATTCTTGAAACAAACTAAGAGTATAAAATCTGAATACGAAGAGATTATGGACGGGACACAAGTCGGTGGAACTCACTACGAAAAGATGAAAATTCAGCCCGCAGAGTATATACACGCAAACGGGCTTGATTTCTTTGAAGGAAATGTCATTAAGTACATTACAAGACACCGTTGCAAGAATGGCTCAGAGGACATTAAAAAGGCAATAGACTATTGCAAAATGATACTTAAACTTGATTACGGAATTGACATCGACGCAAAATAAGGCTACAAGAGCGCGTTTCTTCTCATTGGCGGCTAACTATACCACCTTTGGGGTGAAATGCGCTTAGCGTGGCTAAAAAGTGGCTTAAATCAAAAATATATGGCAAGTTTCCAGTGTGTTGGGTTTGTGGAATGCGTGAAGGTGCTGCCAGATTCCTGTATTTTGTTCCTTTCGGAATATAAGAAGGGGTACAAAAAATCTGATGGCACAATAGTAGACGATAAGTACGTATCTTGGAAGATAATCTACAAAGGTTATTTCATTAAGTACATTACGTCTCACTTTGGCAAAGGTATGCTCGTTGAGGTAAAAGGAGAGGTTTTACCGTATGCAATAGAACATGGTCAAGCGGTAGAGGGTGTGTCCGTTATAGGGCAGACGTGCAATATGTATTCATATCCGCGATACAATGTCAAGCTTGAGAAAAAGATGATTAAAGACAGTCAGCTTGCAAGCGATGAACAGCCAGACTTGGATGCTTACAACCAACCAGACTTTTAACTTTTTACTAACACTTTAAAATAACTACAATTATGAGTAACGAAAAGGAAAACAAAAAAACCAAGTCTGCTTATGTAGAACTTGAGGAAAAATGGCGAAACCAATGTCAAACAATCTCACGACAACAAGGCATTATTAATGAACTACGAAAAAGTGGTACTGAAATGGGTAATGAAATTCTTCACCTTAAACGAGTGGTTGCAGGGCAAAAGGGAAGACTTCAACAAATGTCCGCAGATAATGAAAGGCTTAACAGAGTCATCAAGGAAAAGGACATGGCCATACAAGGTCTTGAGTCCCAAGTAAGGGATATGTCTGAAACAACGAAAAAGCAGGCGAATAGGATTGAAGAACTGAAAGGCGATGTTTCTATTGCAGAAGCAAACCTTGAATACTACATGTCGTTGCCTTGGTGGAAGAAGATTCTGCAATAACAATCATCGCCAAACACATTGAACGCCCCTATCTAACACAGACGGAGGCGTTTTTTTTGAAATGTTCAATGAAAAATATCAGAAAAAGCAGTATGCGTTTATTGTGTCGCTGAAGGTGTTTCAAGACAATTTAGCTGAATCTCTCCGAGAATGTAAGTATTACCACCTCTATGAAGTTTTACGGTTTTTGGTTCTACTTTATCCACACATACGCAGTGAACCTGTTTGCCAACATAAGAGCTTTTTATCCACACGTCGGTATTTGTCATGTAATCCACAAATGAATCATATACCGTTTGCGTGTCTATTGTTGCATTTGCATAACGCTGACCTACAATGAACACAACCTTTATACCTACATTTTCGCGAACTATTTGCCCGTTGTTGGATGTAATCATGAAATCAGTACCGCCAGTAATCCACTGCTCTATATACACATTCAAAGCCTTGCCTTTTGCGTCAAGTCCCTCAACGGCTAATACATTAACACCGTCAAACAGTGTTGTTACATCAACAAAAGAACCATTTGCAGAGTTCTTTACAAAATATTTGTTGCTTGTCTTTTTTGCCATAACATTATAATCTTAAAGTCTTGTTGAAAATCTGAACACTGCCAAAACAGAACTTACCAAGCGTGACATCTGCTCTGCTGTCGTATTTGTACACCAGCACATCGCTCGTCTTGTCGCAATCATCTATAGTGACCTTTGATTCGTCAAAAAGATATATGCGCGGACTGTTGTAGCCGTCAAGAACGATATGCACATCACTATAGTTGCTGACATACAGAGTAGGGCACTTTGTTTTTGGTATAACAATAGAACTGTTGCACCACATTATACTTGTCACGTCGGCAGCAATATCAAAATCGTCCTCATAGCCGACATACAGCTGATAGGTATATCCGCTTACGCCCTCAATATCCTCAAATGTACGACGGCCATTGATAAACTCTGCAAAGTTTTCAAGTATATAATCCTTTGACAAACCAAGCTTCCTGTAGCAAGCATGGGAAAAATACGGGGAACTCTGCTGCTTCAATGCTAACTTGACAAGCATTTCCTTGTCGTTGCCACACAATCGCCATGCCTGCTTGTAGTGTTCGCACAACGGCTCACCAGATATGTTTCCAAGCAAGGCATTCTTCTGAAATTCAAACAATTCATCTTTCATAATGCAAAGATAATAACTTTTTTGTTTACATCCAAATTTACGACACTAATTCTACCCTTACGGCCTGCCCACTTGGGTTGTTCCAACCTTCGAGGATTCCTTGGATAGCCATTTGGACGGCATAGGATTGTTGTAATTGCAACAACATCTGAGCTTGTGTAGCGACTTGCACATCCATATCCATACCAACTACAGCATCCCGAATCTGTGTGAGTAAGTCGCTATGTAGATATACTTGCTGTGAGACACCATTCATGTAGGCTTCCAATGCCCCTGCTGTATCTTCTGTAATCCCCTGAATGCCTTGTTGTAGATTCGACAAGTTCTTGTTTGCGTCATCCTTCATCAAACCAAGCTCTCTGAGGAAATTAGCAACTTCTTGCATATTTTCTTCCATAATAGGTTGTCCACTTCTTAGAAGTTCAGCATATTGTCTTATGTCGTCAGTCGTAGGCATTGTGGCTGTTGCTAATTCTTTTTGAAGTTCCGCTTCTTTTTGTTCTGCCTCTTTTAAAAGTTTTTCGTAAGCAGCTCTTAATCTTGCATTTCTATCATTAGGGCCGAACATATTTAGCAAGAGAATTTGCATAGTATCCATTCCAAGTGCTCCTAGTGCTTCGATAAGTGAATTATTATCGTTCAAATCTGCCATTTTTGCTATGCTAACTTTGCTTTGGACTTTAGCAAGTTCGTCTGGAAGTTTGCCAGCTCTTTCCGTAATTTGATTTTGTATCTTGTTCCATTGTTCCTCAAACCAAGGCTGTAGAATCTTGGTTGTAAACATTTTCTTAACCATATTAGCAATCATTTCGTCAACGGATTCGTCAAATGTAGCCATTGCATCTTCTCCACTTCGCAAAGCCTCTATAAACCCGTCCATAAGGTTTTCCATCGCGTCGCCCACGCTTGATATGCCAAGCAGGTCGTTTACAATGTCGTCAGCTGTGTCTGCTATGTCGTATTCAAGTTCCTTGATTTGCTTCTGCAAGTCAACAATTCTGTCCTCGTCACGGTGTTTTGAGTCGCGGGAACGTTCAAGAGCAAGTTGACGCTTTAACTCTACAAGCTGCAACTCCTTGTTTGCCTTTGCTGCCATGTTAGCACCGATGGTAGCCATACCATAGGCTTGTTGTACTGCATGTTCAAGGTCAATGTATGCAAGTTCAAGTCGCTTGACAGCAAGCTCAGAATCCTTTATTTGTTGCAGAATCTTTTTG